AAGCCTGATAGGATGCTTGCCTGCTTGTCACCCGCAAGAGTCGCCCACGCTTGCTTGCTAGGAGTTAACTGATGGCAGCTAGACGCTGTCGATCACGAGCACAACGAGAGTCGGAACTGGCAGCAGTAGCACGACTGTACTGCCAGCGGGAGACCGTCGACGGCGTAGCTCGCATTCTGGAGATCAGTCATGGCCAGGTGACCTACGATCTACGCATCTTGCAGCAGCGCTGGCGAGCCCAGGCGGACATAGACTACCCTGCTAGGCGCTCGCTAGAGCTGGCTAGGCTAGATCACCTGGAGCGGGTGTTCTGGGAGGCGTGGGAGCGCAGTCAAGGCACTCGCCAGCGGTCGATGGCCAGGCAGGTTAAACGCCTGATACAGCAGGTCAGGGCTGGCGAGGAGCCTGATACTGGCATCCTGCAGGAGTCAAGCCTGACCAAAGAGGAGCATATAGGCGACCCATCGTACCTGATGGGTGTGCTGGCATGCATTGACAGGCGATGCAGGCTCCTGGGGCTGGACGAGGTGCCTACAGATGGGACTGGCAGCCTGGCAATCAGGGAGATCACGGTGCTAATGCCAGCAGCCTCGGGGTCTCCGCCTGCGCTACCTGAGCCAGGGATAGCGCAGGATGATATCCAGGATGCGCATGTAATAGAGGGATCGCAGTCCCCGTAGGCATCGACATGACCAAGATAGGAGTGAGGAGAGGATGAGCACGAGTTCGGGAGCTTCAGGTCGTCGCCTCGGCCCCATCGTTGCGTTTCGGATGGCCCCTGCGGACCTGCAACGTCTGGACGAGCTGGCTGATCGTGTCTCTATGCCTAGAGGCTCGCTAGCGAGAGTGCTCGTGCTAGCTGCTCTACGTAGACCGAGTGAGCCTGGATTCACCACTGGCGGTGACAACGACAACCAGGAAGCCCGTCCTGGCCTATTTACCATTCTTTAACCTTTGGCCCGTTTTGTTTACCTGGCACGGTGGGGATATTTACCTTCCCTGGCCTGGCTGGCGAGGCGGGCCAGTCTGGAAAGTCCTCAAAAGGGTGCAAAAGGTGAGAGGCAATGCGTACAATACAAGACCTCAGTACGCCTGAGATTGAGGCAGGCGCCATCCGCAACCATAGTCGTCGACGTCGCCTGGAGCGCCAGCGCCATCGTGAGGAGCGCAAGGTCCAGGTGCGCGCTATCATTGCCCGTGGTCGGGAGCGTCGTCGTCGCCAGCAGCACTGGTTCAGTCAGGCGTTGCGAGCGCAGGCCTAGGCAGGCTAGAGGCGCCAGGATGATCTTCAGTTCACTCTACGCCTCCGCTCTAGCTGGCGAGCTAGTCCTGGTCCAGGATGGTATGGCGCGGGTCCACCTGCGTCGGGATGGCCAACTTACCATCCACGAGATCATTGTGACGCAGCCAGGCCAGGGTATAGGCACTGCCATCCTAGCGAGGCTCAGGTGCTGGCCTGGGGCTCACTGTATCGTGGCTCGATGTCCAGTGAACCTACCAGGCAATCAGTTCTACGCACGTCGGGGGTTCTGTCTGATCGCTGTTGAGTCGAGCCGTACAGGCAAGGGGCTTAACGTATGGCGACTAGACCTGAACTGATCTTCTGTGCTGCTGGTAATCGACAGTATACCGAGTTTGCCATAGCATCTGGCTTTCGCTACGGTGCCCGCCTGCCTAGTCGAGTCTACTACCCCATCTGGTTTGCTGACCAGAACTGGAGGCGACCCGACCGCTCTGGCTACATGCGCGCACTGGAGGCTCACAGACCATATATGGCTACCGTCCTCGATTGGGAGCAACCCGATCAACTACCAGAGGTGCTCGATTGGGCCGAGGAGGCCTCACAGTGGACGGATGCTGTGCTCATCGTCCCCAAGGTGATAGGTGCCATCGAACGTCTGCCCAGGTCTATCAATGCTAGGCCACTCGTCCTGGCCTACTCAGTTCCTACCAGGTATGGCGCTTCTCCTCTACCCCTCTGGGAACTTGCTGGCTGGCCTGTACATCTGCTTGGTGGCTCACCTATGCAGCAAATGCACGTCTATCTGCACCTGCGACCTATCACCGATGTAATCAGTGCCGATGGTAATATGCTCCTGACCAGTTCCCGCTACGGCGTCTTTTTCGATGCTTCACGTAACTGCTGGGCTACTCGTGACCCACGCATACCTATTGGTCCTGACTTGTGCTACCGAGCTTTCGAGCGTAGCTGCCAGGAGATCGTCCGAGCCTGGGATACCCTGGTCGGAGGTTGAGCATGCTCTGGCTCGTGCTCTATATTATGTCTATCTGGCTGGCTAACTGGCTCGTCGTCACCCTCGGCCCCGTCCCAGTTGGACTGGGTCTACTGGCGCCAGCGGGCGTCTACGCTGCTGGCCTCACCTTCACCCTCCGCGACCTGACCCAGGATAGCCTTGGCAAGCGTCCAGTCATCCTGGCCATACTCTTGGGTGCTCTACTATCTGGCGCACTCTCGATGCAGTTGGCTCTTGCCAGTGGTACCGCCTTCCTTCTCTCGGAGATAGCTGACCTATTCGTCTACACTCCCCTTCGTCAGAGGCGCTGGCTCCTGGCGGTAGCTGCCAGTAATGTCGTCGGTTTCGTGGTCGACTCTACGTTATTCCTGTTCCTAGCATTCGGCAGCTTGGCTTTCCTGCCTGGTCAACTCGTCGGCAAGGCCAGCATGACCATCCTGGCCGTCCTGGTCCTGTCTGTCTATCGGAGGCTACGCTAGTGGGCTGGCCAGTCGACTCTCAGACCATTCCACCAGACCTGACGGACGCGCTTACCCCTCCGCCTGGTCCACCACAGTTGTGGTGGGTGTATCGGAAGCGGGATGGCGCTCCTGGCCTGGCCCTCCATCCACATCCTGGCCAGGCGCAGGCGCTCGCCTCGACTGCTCGCCTGACATTCGTCCTGGCAGGCTCGCAGGGAGGTAAGACTGCGCTCGGACCCGTCTGGCTGCTACGGGAGATCGAGGCTCGGCGTCCAGGCGACTTCCTGGCGGTCACCGCGACCTTCGACCTCCTGAAACTCAAGATGCTCCCCGAGCTTCTCCGCCTCTTCCGCGGGCACCTCAGGATGGCGCAATGGCGGGCTACCGAGAAGGTGCTACTGTTCACGCCTAGGCCAGGGGAGACCGAGCCTACCCGACTCATCATCCGCTCGGCCTCTAACCCCGAGTCTCTTGAGTCTGCGACTGCCAAGGCTGCCTGGCTAGACGAGTGTGGTCAATCGCATTTTCGAGTCGAGGCATGGGAGGCCATCCGCCGACGACTGTCCCTCCACGAGGGGCGAGTGCTAGCTACCACTACGCTCTACAACGCTGGATGGCTGAAGCAGCAGATTTACGATCGCTGGCGAGCAGGCGACCCTGAGATTACGGTTATCCAGTTCCCGTCAACGCTCAATCCAGCCTTCCCAACTGCCGAGTTCGAGCGGGCTCGCGAGCGGATGCCCCACTGGCGCTTCGCCATGTTCCACCTGGGACAGTTCGAGAGGCCTGCAGGCCTGATCTACGCCGACTTCGACGACCGACTGCGCGAGGAGGGGGGTCACGTCGTCACCCCATTCGATATCCCCGATACCTGGGTTCGCCATGTCGGTCTCGACTTCGGTGGGGTGCATACTGCGGTCTTGCACCTGGCCCATGAGCCCGAGTCTGGCGCCTACTATGTCTACCAGGAGTCGCTGTCGGGGGGTAGAACTACTCGGGCGCACGCTGCCGACCTACAGCGCACGCTAGCAGGCCTGACTGTTGGCTCTATCTATGGTGGCAGTGGCTCCGAGGATCAGCAGCGCCTGGACTGGACGGACGCTGGAGTCTACGTGAATGAGCCTCCGATCCGAGATGTCGAGGCGGGGATCGACCGTGTGGTCGAGCTATTCCGCACCCGTCGCCTCTTCATCTTCGCCTCCTGCCATGGCCTGCTGGACGAGCTCGGCTCGTACTCTCGGGTGCTGGATGAGCAGAGCCAGCCTACCGAGCGCATACGGGACAAGGAGACATACCACTATCTGGACTCACTACGTTATGTCACCTCTGGCCTGATGGGGCCTATCGCTTATGGCTCCACCGTCGAGCGGGAGCCTATTTTCCGATCAGAGTCGCGCCGCCTGTTCAGGTAGTAGCCAGGAGATCTTGTGGAGATGTTGCGCCACGTTCCAGAGTATGCACAGCAGCATATAAAGAAACTCTGCACCTATCCAGATGACCACCTCTTTATCCATTGTGTGCCTGAGTTTTATGTCGACGATGAAGGGGTCATCTACGAGGCTATGCCTGGCTGTTTGCGCCTACCGACCTCACCTGGTCAATTCCACTTCACCTTGCAGCCTGGACATCACTTCGACAGGAGCGCTCACTACTACTGTCCCTGTGGCAATGACCGACTCTACATCTTTTACTCTGACTTCTTCTTTGATACCAGCGCAAAATGTCCGCTCTGCGGGTATGAGGAGCCCGTCCGCGATGGGTAAGATACCAGAGAAGTCAGCTATCCTGTACAACGTCCCGCCTGAGGTAGTACATCGTGCAGTGCTCAACTACTTCCTCCAGATCGTGTCACTCCTGGAGGGCCATCAGCTCGTGATTGAGGCCCTGGAATCAACTCGCGCCTACCTTGACCCCGAGAACCAGCCTTGCCAGCACACTGCTGGTGAGGTGCTCCAGAAAATCGAGGCTGCGCTAGCAGCCATCGAGGTGTAGCAATGCCTGTCTCCTGGATTCCCGCCTCTGAGGTGCGCCGCAGTCGCTGGAACGCCGAATGGCCCCAGAATGGCTCCTCTCCGTCAGGGTCTACCCGTACGCGCGATGCCCCAGTCACCGAGGCAGCCTCTTCGCTGTACTATGACCCCGACGCTAACCTTACGGCAGCGCAACTCGGCTCTGCCTACGTCCGCCGACTCAGCCAGTCTGACCGCGATCTGGCACCGATCCTCCAGGCGCGCGCTCTTGAGCTAGCCTACTACCTCTACGAGACCAACCCGCTCGCCAAGCGCATCCTGGAGCTGACCCGTGACTTCGTGCTTGGCGATGACGTCCAGATCACCTGCTCCTCAGACCAGCAATCTACCGAGCCATCGGAGGAGAGCATTGTCCTGGACCAGTTCTGGCATGACCCTGTTAACCAGCTTGACCTCAAGCTCATGGACCACGTGCTGGAGCTCGGTCTCTGGGGTGAGCAGTTCTGGCCAGTGGTAGTCAACCCAGTCGATGGATCGGTCCGCCTGGGCTACCTCGACCCGGCCGATGTCCAGAAAGTGATCGTCGATCCCCAGAACGTCAAGCAGGCCAACGAGTTCGTCGTCCGTGGTCGAGGTGGGGTTGAGGACCAGCGCTACCAGGTCATCCGCTGTGACCTTGATCCTCAGAGTCCATCCTACGGTCGCCTGATCGCTCCTAACCTAACTCACTCTGCTTTCTTCTTCGCGATCAACAAGGTCAGCAACGCGACCCGGGGGCGTTCGGACCTCCTCTGCCTGACCGACTGGGTGGATGTCTACGACCAGGCCCTCTTCAACGAGGTGGACCGCTCAGTACTTCTCAAGTCGTTCATCTACGATGTCACCATACGTGGTGACCAGAAGGCGGTCGACGACTACACCAAGAGGCATGGCAAGACACCCAAGCCTGCATCCGTCCACGTCCATACCGACAGCGTTAAATGGGAGGCAGTTACGCCGACTCTGAACAGTCGAGACGCAGCTGCCAGCGCCGACCAGATCCTCTCCTACATCAGCTCGGGAGCTGGCATTCCCAAGACGTGGATCAACGGTATGATGGACGTTAACCTGGCCACTGCTACCGCCCTCTCCGAGCCTGCCATCAAGCGCCTGATCGCACGACAGAAGCAGGTTCGCCACCTGATCTTCTATGTTTGCACCTTCGTGCTGGACCAGGCCGAGTTGCACGGCCGACTGCCAAAGCGCCCTCGCCAGCGCAGTGGAACCCTTCCGGAGCCCTGGCCTCTCTCGGTCTCACTTCCAGCGATTCGGACCAAAGATAGCGCTGCACTGGCCAACACGCTCCAGCTGGTGGTCAACGCTCTGGTCGCCGCTCGAGCTGATGGGGCCATAGATGTCCAGGTCGAGCAGGAAGCGCTGATCTTGCTGCTCGGCCAACTTGGCCTGGACGTCGACATCGATGGGATGCGGGAGCGGATCGAGGCAGAGGCTACCAGGCGTGAGGAGCGCCGAGAGCAGCTCCAGCGCCAGATATGGGGCCAGGCTGGCCAGGGTCGGAAGCCTCCGGGGAAGGAGATGCCTGGCTCTGAGCAGCCTGAGAGGATGGAGATGGAGCCTGAGCGTGAGGGTGAGGAATCGTGGCGCCTCTTGACGAGAACCTGAACAGATTGCTGAGCGTGAGTAGTCCGCAGGAGCGCTACCTGACCCGAGCTATAGGCTTGCTTGGTCAGCGCGACCAGTTGGTTGGCACTCACGTCCAGGCTGCCTTCGAGGTCCTCAGTTATGTGCGGCACTCAACGGTTGGAGAGATCGGCGAGATCGTAGCTCGTGGTGGCACCGATTCCTTCCGATCTTTCCATCTACGTGATCTGCGAGGCCTGATCAACCGCCAGGCGCACACCCTGAGCCGCCTCTACAACTTCGCCCTTCGCAACTCTCTTGGCTTAGCCTGGATGGCTGGGGAGAGGTTTCCACTGGAACCTCTTTCTCAGGCTGGTGTTACCTTCATTGCCCGAGACCTGCCTCGCCAGCAGCTACTCCTGGCTCAGGGAATGGCGAGCGATCTCGTTGCGTCGATGGCAACCGACTTCCAGACGGCGGCTGACTGGTATGTGAGCTTGGGCGTAGCTGGGTCTTATACACCTCTCCAGGTGATGAATGCGATTGGACGACTGCTCAGCACCGAGCCCGACCGTAATAGTCGACTGGGGGCGATCGCCAACCAGATCGAGCGAGTCGTTCGGACCGAGATGCTGGCAGCCTTCAGCCTGGCTAACCTCGCCAGGCTAGGTCAGGTAGTCGAGCAGGTGCATGACCTCCGCAAGTGGTGGTATATGCCTGACCACGAGCAACCAAGGCAGTCTCACCTGGCTGACTTCCTGCGCTACCGACCTGGTAGCCGCGAGGGGCCTATCCTGGTTGGTGACGACTTCGTGGTCGATGGGGAGCGTTGCTCCTGCCCGCTCGACCCTCGGTTGACGCCAGGCAACCGAGCCTACTGTCGGTGTGTAGCTCTGGCCTGGCGGGAGAGTTGGGGAGAGGAAATGGTGAGTCTGCGCGGATGATACTGAGAATGCACTGGCGCTATCTGACCTACGTTCTCCGCCATCGCTGGTACGTGTTCCTGGAGGCGTGTCGTCTAGGAATCCCCTGGCGTGGTCTAACTCACGATCTGTCAAAGTTCTTGCCTGATGAGTGGTTCCCCTATGCAGAATGGTTCTATGGGCCTAAGCTCCTGACCAGGAAGGAGTTGATCGCGGCGGACCATGCAATGGGCCTTAGCGGGTTTACCGCAGTTCATCGTTTCGAGCGTTCGCGTGAGGAGCAGCGGTACGACTGCGACCTGGCCTGGTTGAAGCACCAGCGACGGAATGACCATCATCACCAATCCTGGGTTCTTCGCCTGGATACTGGGGATACGCGAGCGCTACCGATGTCTGATGGAGCTCGTCGTGAGATGCTAGCAGACTGGCGCGGGGCTGCTATGGCACAGGGGAATCACGAATCGCATGCCGTCAACTCCTGGTACATTGCAAACTGGGACAAGATGTGCCTCCACCAGGACACCCGCATTTGGATCGAGGAGCAATTGAGCGTCTGGTCGTACGCTCCTGGTCTACAGAGAGGATGAGAGATGACGCCACGAAGCTATGACGCTACTATACAACCTCAGGAGGTTTTCGTCTGTCTTTGGATTAACATCGATGATGCCTACCTGGCCTGTGTCACTTCCTCACTCGACATGGCGAAAAGTTATGCTGGCCAGGCTGCCCAACGTCCGAGTTTCACTGAGCCGTCAGTCAAATGGGAACACCCTCTCACGCTCGAACAGACTAGCATGGACGGGATCCATTACGGCAGGCTTGTGCTCATGGGTAGGACTCCCTACGGACCCGATTACTACATCTTCCGATGCGAGGTGATCGAGCCTGACCCCTACAATCCACCGTAGCCTTGTCTCACCCCGCTGGATCGACCGTCGCGCTCAACGAGAGGAAGAAGGAGCAGGAATGGCTCTGCACACAGCCAACACGGTTTACCCGACGCTCGTCAACCTGATTGAGACCGCCATCATCTCTGAGTTGCGTCGCCATCGGGAAAGTATCGACTGCGACAGGTTACTCCGACGGCTGGAGTTCATCATCCTGCTCCGGGAGGATGGCAGTGGCATTCGGGAGGTGTTGTACCGTAGTGAGTCACGGGGACTTGGATAAAAGGGCATCTCGGTGAGAGAAGGGAGACAAATGTCGATCACTGTCCACTCGGTGACTGAGACAGTCTGTGACCAGTGTGGTATGACGAGTAGTCGGGACGGGGCTCATCACAACCACTGCCCTATTGGTTGGGCATACATCTGGTTCGGATACGAGACTGGTGAAGAGTCTCCAACTGGCTTGTCATCCCAGTTGTACCGTGTGCTCTGCCCGATTTGCGCCCAGCAGATCGAGGCTGTTCTCCGACCAGGATCACGCTAGGATGCTAGACCTTGACATCAGCCGAGTCGAGAGGATCAGGCAGAAGTGGACAGGCCTTGGTCCCTGGTTCTGGGATACCTACAACGGCATCTTCATGGACTCTGATCCCGACCAGATGCTAGCCTGGATTGAGGATATCCCGAACCACCTTCCTGGCGAGCCTCATGGGGACGAGTTGCAGACCGACCTAGCTCGGCGCCACGCCGAGGCTATTGCCGATGCGCCTCAGGACATCCTGGTGTTGCTGGACGAGATCGACCGACTTCGCAGGCAGTTAGCAGATGGTAGTGATATCTAGGACACGGTGTGACCGTTGTGGACTTGTCAATCTGGGCAACGATGCCATTGATTCTGCTGCTGGCGCCTTGCCTCCGATCGGCTGGTTGGCCTACAGACTCCGTTACGGTCGCCCACAGTGCAACCTGGGTACCGAGGGCTATGAGTATTCTCTGATCCTCTGCCCGAACTGCGCTGCTATAGTCGTCAGGCAGATCTGGCAATCCTACTAAGGAGAGGAAGGAAATGGCTACTGTGGTAATCACCCGAACCACCTGCGACCGATGCGGCAAGGTCGACGAGCGGAATGGCGCTGAGGGCGAAGTTCCTCCCGTCGATTGGGCCATCTGTGACCTCCAATACCGTGCACCTGGGGCTGGCTGGTCGGGAGGGGGTCGGCGTATCTACAGATGGCTCTGTCCATCCTGCGCTGTCTTGGTTAAGGACATCCTGGAGAGATGCTGAAGGGGCACGACGACGGATGGAAACCTGCGAGAACTGCTTCTGGTGGAACATCCCTGACCTATCCGATATGAAAGAGTGCATGCTAGCGTCACTTCGGTTATCGAGCCCGGAACCAAGGATGGTCAAGGTCATCGTCTCCAAGTACCCAGAGATCTAGCATGGTTACCTGGTCACTGCTCCGACCTTCGGATGCAACCAGTTCAGGCCTCGCTCCGC